GCAACTTATTCAGGCTCATATTAAATTGTCTCGCAATACTTCCTAAAGTGTCTCCCTTCTTTACCGTGTAAAATTCTTCTATCGTATCAGCAGACAGATAAATCACCTGTCCGATTGATATTTTGTTAATATCCCTGATTTGAGGATTGTAGGAAATCAACTTTGCCAAACTCATGCCATGTGCTTTCGCTATGCTTGTAAGAGTATCACCTTTCTTGACATAGTAAACCTTCTGGACAGGCTTGGTTTCAGGTTCGGGATTCGGTTCGGGTTTAGGCTCTTCCTTGATATAACTGATATAACGAGACATCAAGCCATGCGAAACCCATTTGCCGTTCTTTGCTCCGTTCTTACACGATCTGCGAGTTCCGTCTGTATCAACCCAAGAATAAACCACTCCACCGCCAAAAGACTTTGTGCATTCAATCACGTTGTATTCTTTGCCGTTTCGCTTTGTCAAACCTACGAAACTTCCGACATGACCTTTCATGTACAAAAGACTTGCTTTCGGGATGTTATCAAAGTCCGAGGATATTTCTGTACATTGTGAGAGAAGAACAGGCTCGGAAACATCGCCTGTGTTAGATAAATCCCTTTGATAATATCCGACCTTATTTACATTCACATCATATCCGTTCAAAAGTGCCTTGATGGTATTAAGGCAATCACCCGAAGTTCTTCCGTCTTGGTGGATATAGAGAAGATTATCGGGATATTTATTTCTGTAATATGTCTTGCGTTCTGCAACTTGCTTTAATCGGGAGATATACTCTTCCGAGGTCATAATAACTTTACTCATTTTTCTCCCCCTATCTTCTTGTTATACGCAACATTCGTCAAGCCTAAAGCAATTCCGAGAGCGGTTTGAACTCCCGAAATAGTAATTGCAATCTGCTCTCCATGAGGGATATTCCATACAACGTAAATAACTCCCCAGAGGAAAGTTATAGCGGGAAATCCGAAAAAGAATAAATACTTCAATATATCATAGATTTTATTGTTCATGCTTAATTCTCCCTTCAAATCGTCTAATATTAAGATAATCAGTATCAATACAATACAACTTAAAACAATACAACTTCCCATTACTTCTCGATTAGATAGTCGCTTAAATCCTTTTCCGCCTTTTTCAGACCTTCAATATTATTTCCGTCAATGGAATGTTTAAGTAATTCCAACAACCCCTTCTGCATTACACGATTTCCACGTTCAATATCCGTAATTCGCTTATCGTAATTTTCCAAGATTTTTCTTTCCAAGTCGCTCACCCTTTTCTCTAAATCGTCTGTCGGTTTCTTATAGTCCTTCAAAATCCCTGTCAACAAAGACACAAGGCTAATAACAGCCGTAATGCCTAAACAAATTGATACAGTAGTTCCCCACCATTCACTCATTCTTTTTCCCCTTCTTCTGTTAATATTAATTCAAAATGTTCCTTTGTTTCGCCTGTACAATAATAAGGGCATTCGCAAGTAAAAATTCCATACCATTTACATTTTTGGCATTGTTCATTAGTTCTTTTAATTCTTTTCTTCTTGTCTTTGATTTTTAAATCCATACAAATTAGACTTAAACCGATAGAGATAAAAGGTGCAAACACAAATAATAATATTAAAAGCAAAACACATATTGTTTCTATATTACTCATTCGTTTTCCCCTTTCGCTTTTTCGAGTACAGGAATATATATGTTGGTTTCTATTTTTGTCTTTTTGATTTTTCTTATTATTTCTTGTATTTTTTGATATTCTTCAAGTTGTTGCTTCGTCATTCGTTTTCCCCTTTCATAGACCACATTGTTAAGATAGCAAGTAATATGCTTAATAGTATTGAGAGTAGTAGTTTCATTTAATCACCATCCATTATTTTTTGCTCCTTTATGAAAACGAAATAACTGTAAATTTTACGTTAGTACCAGAAGCAATTACTGTTGTAGTTGTATTTTCAATACCGCAACACCATACATTTGAATTGTTTTTGTACGGGGTAAGAATTACATAAGCAACATTGTCTATTGTGCAAAAGCATATATCGTGTGCGTTTGCCGTTATTCCTGAATTAACTGCCGTTCTTCCGTGTTCGCCTAAAGAACTTCCTGTTGTTGCCGTCGCTTCACGGACAGTTATCATAGAATCAATCTTCTGTTTTACCGTAATATTTTCATCATAAAAAACTTCACTCGCATAAGTAGGTGGTAAATATCCGACTTGGTGTCCGTGTAACATTAGTATATGTGCCATTGTTTTTTTCTCCTTCCTACGAATTAGTGAAAGAAATGCTACCTCTTGAAATAGCCATTATCCTCGTGCCAGCACCCGCCGTAGAAACAACTTTCAATTTTTGGTTTGTTTCTCTTGTTACAGTAATGCTTGTGCTTGAACTGATTTCGTTTAATATTCTCCCCGATATACCTTCAACCCACATTCCTGACCTATCTGTCATTACAAGGACCATATCTTGGTGATTAATATAAACTGTGGACTGTGAGGAAAGAGTGTAGACTTGCACATTTTGAATTGCATAATTAACCGCTTGAATTATGTCTGTGTTGTTATCGTATGCAACACTATGTCCGTCTATCTGTGGCTCTACGGCATCGTAAATGTCAAACACACCCGCCAATTTTTCGGCTTGACTTAAATTGTCATAATCTGCTTGTGATATAGGGGTTATTGTCATTAAGCCTAAATTCGCCATAGTTTGATATATTAATGTTATCTGTGAAGTTAAAGCCTGTAATTGTGTTTCTAAATCTGTATAATTATCTCTGCAAGGTAATCTATCGTCTGCCATATTCTCTCCTAACTCGGATATATAACGTCATATCCGCCATTTTGATTTTCTACAATGTCAAAGGGCAATTTGTTTTGTTTGCCCGATAGTAAAGTATTCGTTTCGGTTTTGGTGTAGTAATTCGACAAGTCAATTTCGGTATCACCTATCAGTTCATACGCATTGTTTATCCACACATATTCGTCATAGATATTGTCCACGTTGGGAATCGTTTTCGGCACAAGATAGATAATGTTACTTTGTCCGACAAGGGGTAATTCTTCAACTACATCAAATTGCACTCCTGTTAATGAATTGATTAAGTCGCATATCTGTTTTATGACCTTAATATCGCCATTGTAGGTAATTAAATCTGCCATATTAACTCTCCGATAACGTATATCTAACTTTCATGCTCAAAGTTGCATCTTTTATGACTTCTGTAATGTTGTTTATTGTGGCAAGGTATAAAGGGCTGTTAAAGGCTAAAAGATAATATCTGCCATTCAAATAAAGTGAATCTGTTGTTGAATCGTAAACAAAGGACTCTGTTGAATTATCTTTGCCGTTTGTCGGATATCCTGTGTTGTTCACATCATCATAGAAAACCATTCCCGACTCTGAACCATCTAAACCGCAACAAAGTGCTGTAAATCCGCCGTGTACGTTTCCGGCTGTGAATCCTGTTGCCCAAATTGAGCCTAAAGGAATCTGTCCAAGATAGTTATTGTTTGACAAGTTAAATACAAAGGAATTTGATGTTGTTCTATCTTGTACAAATAACTTTCCCTGTGATACGGAAGAACCATACATACTTATATCCGAACCCGAATTGTTTGTTATTTCAATTTCGGTTATTGCCAAAGTTGAAGGGTTAATCTCCCAAACATAAATCTTCGCATTTTGGTTAATTGCTCCGTGTAATGAAGGGCAAAGATAAATGTTTCCATTATCTGTACACGCAAAGAATCCGTATGCTCTAAATTGTGAATAATGAAGAGAAGAACAATCTATCGTTGAAGAATCCTCAAGCCAATCAAACACACTTGCTTCACTCAAGGGAACGTGTGCCTGTTTTACTGTCAAAACATTTTCTTGTGATAAACTGAACTGAAAATGAGTATTACCGACAATACATCTCGGAGCATATTCAATATTGTTAAGAGTATTGACCGCACTTAATGTCTTATCTTCAAAGAATGTTTTAAGTCTGTCATAGGTCATTCTTCCGCCACTCGGATTTCCATATCCGATATATCCACCAACACGGCTTGTCAAACATACACTTGCTATTTTGCCGTTGCCCTGTGAAGTATTCCAATCGTAAACCATTGTGATAGCAGACGAACTCGCACCGCTTTCGCTTTCATTCCACGAACCTAATTCTGTCGGAACTCCACCATTCGTCACATTGTACGAACCATTAGCGGTCATTTTTGTTCCTTTAGGCATATACTGTGAATTTGAAGGGATAGACTTATCAAACAGGAATATTCCGCCTACCATATTTTTCCAAAGTGCCTTATTTCTTGTTTCGCTATTAGACAAAGGATTTGAAGTCGCAGAACCAAGTCCCCTAAAGGCTTTTGCGATAACTGTACTCTGGAATGTGTTTTCGCTCTCAATGTCCTTGATGATATTTCCCGATATAGGATTTCTTAATGTAATTCTTGTATTTCCGTGAATCATTCTTAATTCCCCCTAACTTCATTAATAGCACCGATTATCGTCTTATCTGTGGTGTCCAAATCGGCATATTGAATATTGTCCAAAAGTGCCTGTGCTAATTGGCTAATCGTCATTTTGTATGTAGCACTTCCGTCAGCCTTTGCAACCGCCAATAAATCGGTCTGTTCAACTTGTGGCAAAGTTCCTAATTGAGTGATTTTAATATCTGCCATTGTTTAATCTCCTTCTGTATAAAGAACATCTCCTGTTTCCGTGAGTAATTTATCTCCTGTTTCGGTAATTATTGCTTTACTTGAGTGGTCGAGAGTGGTTGTGACTGTTTCGACCGCTCCGAGAACTGTCAATTCTTCCAGACTAAATGCCGAGATGATTTCGGACAATGATTCGGTATGAGGAACAAGAGTCGATAATGTCTGTGAATCATTAACGGCATGAATATCCATTTCCTCAAGCGAAATAAGTGTCGGTTTCTGATTAATCTTAATTATTCCTGTGAAATCGTCACTTGCTACCAAATTCTGTCCGTACAGACAGGCTTTAATCGCTCCCATCGGGATAAGTGCCGAACCGCCTGTCATTTTGCATTTAATTTCTAACGTGTGGAGAACTCCCGCTTCGGTTACGAGATAGTTCATTAAATGCTTGATATGATCTCCGTCAAGCCAAGTCTCTTTTGGGATTCGACTTACTAATACCGAATCAAGATATAAGAAGAACTCTGCCTCGCCATCGTAATAATTGATTCCGCTTACTGTGGTTTCGATTTTTGCAAGTATCTCGCATAAAAATATCGCAACTGTTTTCTTTACTGCCGAATAAATAATATCGACAATGGTTTTTGTCTCTCCGTCTGCGATATTTATATCCGCAACATTCGTGAAGGAATAATACTGTATTACATCTTTATCCGAGCCTGTCTTTCCCTGTCCGTCTAATTCCTTTTCGAGTCGGGATTTGATTTTTAAGCGAGGATTCTTTCCCGCTCCTGTGAGAGTATTGGATTCGTTGTATTTCCATACGTATTTGGTTACGCAGAATTTCTTTGAGGAATCTCCGAGTCCATTAGGAAATGATAAAATATCTCCGAGATCATAAGCGGGATTTGCGGGAACTGCTATTGTAAACGGGCAATAATACCATGAATTGACAACAGTAAGGACATTTTCACGCATTTCATCATAATTGCCATACTGCAAGAAGGGATTTTTGCCTAAAGCATATGTCAAACCTTCATCAAGAGATGCCTGATAAACCGATGTAGTTCCTTCTTCGATGTTATAACAGGATAATCTCTCATAACTCGTCATGAAGTCTGCGACTTTACCACCCGAATATCTCTTATCTGTTCCAAGAGTATCTATGACTGCCGAACCATATTGCCGAAACTCAATATCTCCGTTTCGGTCTGCTGTAACAAAACACCCTATGGTTTGTGCAATCCAATAAAGAATATCCCTATAAGTTTCGCAATCGTTTTCAGGATAAAGGAAGAGAGTCTTGTCATAATTTGCAAAGGAATCAAAATCGGCATTTGCTAAAGACAAATTACACTGTGTAACCGCCCAAGTTGCTATTTGATACGGAGTTCCTGTCACCTGTTCGGAATTGGTTTCTTTATCCATGAATGTCATGTTGTCAAAAGCTTTTAATTTCAAACCCTGTTGAGTTCTTTCAGCCTCTACAACATTGAATACACCCATCGGGACATATTCAAACGAATCATCTGCAAGTTTTACACCACATTCAAGAGTAATAACCTTATCCAGAACTGTGTATCTGTCAACATCCACTCGGAGTAAGATTTGAAGTTCTCCTACATAAGTTGAACCGATTTGGATTTCTTCATCGGAGCAACTTTGATTCGTTATCATGCAACTTAAAACCTGTTGACGAGAAAAAGGTTCTCCGTCAAGTGTTCCCTTTAGGTCATAAGAGATTATCGATTTTTTTATTGCTGTTTTAAAATCATTCGATACAGAATACATTACATTTCCACCAAGTCAAAAGATATATCCCACATTCCGTCACAATTTACTTTTTCCGAATGCTCGACAAGTTTCTTGGAATAATTTCTCATTCGCATTGTTTTTGAATCATAAGCACTCGTTTGATTGTCATATATGTCTACTGAAACTGTGCTTGTATCATAAGCAATGCCCTCAAAGAAACTCGCCCATGAACCCATAAGCCTGAAAGACATGGATAAGGTGAGTTTCTTGATTCGTTCTATCTGGCAGATATCAGTTCCCGCCTCGGTTTGATTCACAGTTTCTACAACAGTGTTTCCTTCTGTGTACGAGTTCGGGAATGGTATTGCCGTATTGTTTAATTTAATTGGATAATTTGAAAGATAAGCCATTATCTGCCCCCACTTCTGTAAGTCGCAACATTTAGAGCATCGACAACAACAGTTTCAAGAAGTTCATTCCCTAAATTCACAGGAATGGTTAAATTAAGTGAATCTTTTATAGCATTTGCGATTGAGTTCGCAAGTCTGTCATAATCTATTTCATTTGAAGGAAGAGGACTCACACTCGCACCTTTGGGAAGTGATAAAAGTTCCGCTCCTCTTTCGCCTACGATTGCAGAACCACCTTCCTCAATGATTCCGCCTTTTGCCAACATCGGAATGTTTACTGTCGGAATCTTGGTAACGGATGTGTCAATGTCGACACCTGGAACTAAATTAGCAACCTTTAAGGCGGCATCGATAAGGATGTTCACCATCTCGATTGCTCCGTTTATAGTTGCCTGAATGTACGAAAGAATCATGTTCACCCATGATTTAGCAACCTTTGTGATTCCCTCTAAAGCTTTATCCCAATCGCCTGTGAAAACTCCGGTCAAGAAGGTGATAAGACCTTCAAACATCGAGAAGATATTTGCAAAAAATGGAGACAGGTTGTTTAATATGGCATTCAAAGTATTGCTGATAACATCTGCCACCAAATTAATGACCGATATAATTCCGGGCATCAGGAAGTTAATGAATTGAGTTATCAAATCAACGATAGGCGGAAGAATGACCGAAAGCATTTGCGTAAGGGGAACTAAAATGCCAAGGAGCAAATTCGCAATCGGATTTATCAAAGGTAAAAGTGCCGTAATCAAAGGTAAAAGCGAATTAATCAATTCTACTGCCACAGGTAATAGAGTTTGAATCAATTCTATCGCCACAGGTATCAAGGCTTGTAGCAATTCAAAGAGATTCGGTAAGATTGCAGAGACTATTTGTGCCAAAACAGGAGTCAGGTCTGCCATATAGCCTTGAACTTGAGGCATGAATGCGATAATTTGATCGAAAACGGCAATTATAATAGGAAATAAAGCAGTTCCGAACTGATTTGCAAGACTACTCGCCATTTGCTTGATATCCGAAAGCATATCTCCGAATTTGACACCATTCTCGATAGCATCTCCAGACATTACCAAGCCTAAATCATTCGCTCTTTGGATAAGTCCGTCAAAGTCCTCTGTCGATTGTTCAATCAAAGGAGACAAATTATAAGCGACTTTTTCTCCGAATAATTCCGCCGCCATTGCACTTCTTTCCTCGGCAGTGCCTAAACTCATGATTTGATCTATTGCATCTTCGAAATTTAAGTCTGTTCCTTCAAGTTTTTTCGCCGCCTGTTCCATTGTTGACATGGAAACACCACATTGGTCTGCGGCATACGCAAGTTCCTGATATGATTCGGCAGATATTCCCATTCGAATACTTGCCTTGTCAATTTCATCTGTGCTTTCTGCCACCGAGTTAGCGACACCGATTGCCGCTCCACCGATTGCTGTTGCCGCACCGACAACCATGCCACCTATTTTCAAAGCAGTTCCACCCACTTTTCCGAGAGTGGATGCGAAAGAACTCGCTTTATTATCCGTTTTCTGTAATGATTCGTTTGCTTTGTCAGTATCAACATAAACTGAACCGACTAATTTAAACAGGTCTATTGCCATTTGCAAACCTCTCTTGTATCTCTTCGACTTCCTTCATGATTTCGCTTGTCGGTCTCCAATCAATATTGGATCCCATTGCATCTTCATAAAACTTGTCAAATGTCATGTATTTCCCGACTCTTACAAGGCTTGGCAGTAAGGCAAGATATTCTTCTCGAATCTTGTCTTTTCTGTCGCTCTTTATTGCCAAAACAACAAATTCCACGAACTCGTCAAACTTCATTTCAGGAAATTCATATCTTCCATATCTGTGAAGTAAGAGTTCTTTGAGTTCTATTTCATTGATTTGACACCCAATGAGAAAAAACTTTTCCATTTCTCCCAATCGGCTATATTTTTAAGTTTTTCAAAGGTCTCCATCGGTTCGCCTGTTCTTACAGCCTCAACATCCTCTTCAAATAAGTCAGCAAGGAATGTATAGACCTCTTCTTCCACTGCTTTGTCAGAGCAGTTTGTAAAAACAGTAAACAACAAATCAAATCCGAGTGATTCCGGGTTCGTATCTTCTCCGAGTGCAACCTTCTTGATTTCTTCTTTAAGATTTGCTTTTGAAAGTATTCTTCCAAATGCAAAAATGTCTTTATTTTGTAAATTTCTCATAACAGTTCTCCTTTTGAAAATAAAAGGGGAGATTGCTCTCCCCTCTTTAGATTAAACAGATGCCTGAATCGAAGTATAGATGTCAGTAAGTCTTGTAAGCATTGTAAGTACGTTCATCGTAAGTTTTGCTCTGGATGATTCCATTACAACTCTATCCTTAACTGCTCCTCTGTCTCCGTCTGCTCCGATTTCACGATATTCTCTTTCTACATTGAAAGAACCACCACCTCTTGTAAGTGCGACAGCAGTCGAACCGATATAGAATACACCCGCACCGAGAATAATCTCACTTGCCCCCGCTTTTGTTGCAGAATCCATTTCAATACTCCAAGGTTCAATGTTTGAAGTTGATGCGTAATCGGTATTCTTATAACAAGCCTGAAATTCTATTGAAGGAACAATGTCATTTTTCTCTGCCATAGTCCATTCAAGATTTCCCATGTTGATTGCATCGGTAAGTTCGATTGTGACGGCTTTTCCGCCTTTGGTCTTTCCAACCCATTTGACGGTCTTAAAATCAGCAGAAACTACTTCGCCTGTTCCGATATATTTTGTAGTTGCCATTTTTCTACCTCACATAATTTTGAATTTGAAATCTTATTAAACGATGCTTGATGTCCTTATCGGAATCTAATATTGACTTCCTATCATACAGATAGAATGTCGGGAGTATGCCTGTTTGTGGAAGGTTTTGCCCTTGTAAAAGGTTTTCAACATCATCAGCCATCTTATCGATTGCTGTTGTGCTTGTGCCTTTATCCCAAAGGTCTATCTCAAGAATGTAGTCTTGTCTTGATAGGTCTCCGAGGTCAATTGTCCGAAATGAAAAAACAATATGAGGATATAAGGCATCATCATCAGCCTGTTCATAATAAACATCATTTGTTATTGTTTTTAACTTCGTTTGTAGGAGTTTTTTTAATTCATTTGTCCTCGTTTCATTCGCCATCTTCTTCGTAATCTCCCTCGTCTATCATCGATAAAGCCTGTGCCTCGTCATTAAGTCCACTTAAATATTTAGACTCAATTTCGACTATCTTTGCGATATTTTCTTCCACACATGACTGTAAAAGTCCGAGTCTTGGTTGTTTCGAACTACCAAGTTCCTGAAAATAAGCATAGAATCCATCAACTTTACCTGTCTTTAAACCTATTTCCACTCTCGGAGCAGTGGTGGATTTACTTGCTTTAACAACATAGTTCGTTGCTTTTCCACCATCCCCAGAATGTTTCTTAAATATTGAGTAATATTTATCACGGAAAGTTCTTTTTACAAACTTTCCAACATCCCGAAGTGCCGCCCGATTCAATTCATGGATATAATATTGACAAGCATCAACATTTGATGTGTAAGTCACTCCGTTTTTATTGATTTTTGTGACCGATTTCGGAACACTCATTCAATGCCTCGCTTACATACGATTTCAAGATTAACTTTGTTGCGATATGTTCGCAGAACTGTATAATCTTCTGTAACTCCATTAAAAGGGCAATAGGAAATAACCTTTTCACCCTGATAATCAAGATAGTCTGCAATCACGAATTTGATTTCTGGCTTTAAGCCTGTTGCCTGTGCCTGATAAAATTCGCTCTGCCCGACAGATTTAACCTCTGCGTACACGTTTCTTGATGTGTAAGTCTTTACTCTGTCTCCATATTCATTTACTGTGGTTGATTCCTGTTTTAAGGTAATAACTTCATTACACATTTTCGACTCCGTAAGACTTTCTTAAACAATCAAGTTGATATTTAAAACTTTCATTGTATCTATCCGAATCTTTTACATCGGAAGAATAATAAGCCAAAGCATAGGTTCTTATTGCCGTTTCAACATCCTCGTCACTGCCCTCTGCTTTTTCAGTATTAACCCCCGCTCGTTTAAGTTCTAAACGAGCAG